GGTATTCCCAGATGTAAATGTAACATTACCACCTGACGCATCCCCAGCACCAGATACTGTGTAGTGCGTGGTTAGAGTTTTGGTTGTTTCAGTTCCTGTAGAGGATCTAATAATTACTTCTAAATCTGTGTCTGCAAAAATCTTGAAGGTATAAGCAAATACTGTTGTGCTTGAATTACCTGAGTAGGAATTTTTTACTGTAGTTGAAGATACTGTCATATTAGAAACCTTTAAATGTTGATGATGGTTTAGTCAATAAAAAATCTTGATTATAATTTTTCTTCATTCTTCTTTCTATTCGTCTCAAAGTACCAGGAGACATTGTTTCCATAATTTGATACCCAATTAAGTAGTCAAAAGCAGTTTTTAAGTAAAACAAATTCATAAAAGGTATACTTTGACTAACAGCTCTATAAGCAGTTCTACCTGCTTTACCACCTTCACCTCTTATACCATATTTGATTGCTTGAACAAGATCAAATGCAGTTAAAGGAACTGGTCCTGCAATATTACCAATAATATCACCTCCTGATCTAGTTTCTTGAAATAATACATCTCCATATATACCAAGACCACCTCCTTGTAAAAAAGCTGCCATAACAGAATTTAATTTAGTTGGATCTCTTGGTGATCTACCTTTAAGTAAATCTTTAATTGTCATTGATAAATATCCTAGTAGTCCAGATGTAACAATAATAGAACCTAATCCAACTATTCCTCTTGCTAAATCTTTATTAGGTCCTTTAAAATAATCTATTTCTCTTCCTAAAACTTTTTGTACAATCGATAATGGAAATGCTTTAAATTGACCAAAAAATCTTATTGCTTCACCCATACCTGTACCACCTAAATAACCTTGCGTTAGTGTAGCTTTAACTCTAGCATCAGGTTCAATAACAGCATAAATTGATCTATCTAAAAGCATACCAGAAACAGATGCTTTAAATTTATCTTTTTCTATTTGTAATTCTCTTTTACTTAAATCATCTAATCCTGTTATTTTTTTTACATCTGCATCTGATATTTGATCTAACAAACCTATGTTAATAAATTCTTTTCCATCATCTGCTTTTTCCATTGCAGTTTTTCTAATAATATTCCATTTAGTAGAATCAATATTATAAACATTAAATAAACTTTTTAATTGTGGATTAAGTGAATCAAATGCTAAATTTTTTTGTTTAGCAAAATAATTTGCCATACCTAACATTGAACCTTCTTTAAGAGTATTAGTCCACCAAGATAATAAATTTAATTTAAAAAAAAATCTTTGTGCTTTTGTAAAACCTTTACTTAAATTATCACCTACTTGGTATCTACCAGCAACATCATAAATAGTGTTATCTGCTATAAAACCTAAACCTTCAGCTATATCTTTTTTTTGTTGTGTATTTTTTATTTTTCCTAAACTACCTACAGCTTCTGCCATACCTCCTAAAAATGATCTACCTTGGTATCTCATTTCTGAACCATATAAACCTATATCAGCAGCAGCAGAAACAGTTGCACCACCTAGTTTTGCCATAGATGCTATTGCTCTTGCTATTGCAGAATATTTGGCTACTGCAAAATTTTCTACTGTATAAATAGAACCATCTACAACTTTTAAAAATTTATCAAATTTAGCATCACTTGCTAAATCTTGTGTGCTTCTACCAAGTTTATTTAATTTATTACCAACTGCTTTTTTAATTTTGCTAAAATTATCCGCAGGTTTTGTACCTAAAGTGTCCATAATACCAATGTTTCTTCCAGCAGTTTGAAGTCCAGAAAAGAAAGATTCTTTTAAATTACCCACACCAAATTTATCATTATAATCAAACCAATTATCAGCAGTTTTAAAATGTAAAACTCTTTTTGCAGATAGACCAGCTGCTTTTGCTACATCCTTACCTCTAGCAGTTTGTCTACTACCAAAAGTAAATTCTGCACCATCAGATTTTAAATATTGATTTTTTACAAGTGAATTATAAACAAACAACATAAATTCTTCTATATCTTCTACACCTGCAAATGTTCTTTCTTGATCTAATTTTTCCATTACAAAATCTCTCCATGCTTTGTAATTTCTATTATAGTTAATATCTTTTTTACTTTTTAAGTTTGGATCAATACCATCATCCATATCTTCTAAATTTTTACCTAATACTTTTGCAGCATCTCTAACAAGATAAGGATCATGTGATTGTCTGACTATATAACCCCATAATTTTGAAATGTTTGCACCTCTATCATTTAATTTTAATCTAATCATTTCAGAATATCCTTCCATAGCTTCAGCTAATCTAATTATATCAGGATTAGTTTCTGTTATAGGAGGTTTCATACCAAGTTGTTCTTCCATAGCTGTTTTTTTTTGATTTAACTCATACATTGTTCTAACAATTCTTCTTTGTGTTTCTTTATCTGCTTTATCAAATAACTGAAAAGATTTTTCGTTTTTTAATTTTGCATTAAAACCTGCTATAAGTTGATTACAATAGATGAAATTTTTTGTTCTGCTTGTGCAATCTTTATTTGATTAATAATTTCATCTTTTCTAGCTGCTTTGATTGATGATTTAGCTAGTAATTGCTCAACTCTTAATAAACATTTTTTTGACATAATTATCTTCCATTAACACAATTTACTGCATCTCTTATTATTTCATCTAATTCTTCTGATCTTTGATTTAATTCATCTAATTCATCTTTAGTTGATTTAACTTCTACATCATCATCTATTTCTAATTTTCTAATTTTTTGATTTTCTTTAATAGCATTTAATCTTAATTCTAAATTATTAATTTCAACATCAACATCTGAACTTTTTTTATTAACTACATTTTGCTCTACATTATTAAGTTCTATTTGATCTGCTGTAGAATCAGGTATCGATCTTGTTTGTGATGTAGCAGCAGAATCTACTGAATTTTTTAAAACAGGATCAGCACTAACAACAGGAGATGTATCTACAGGTTTTTCTAACAACAAATCATTTAATGATTTTTCTAACAATAATCTTCTAGTTTGAGGATTAGTTACTTCTAAATCTCTCATAATTTTTCCATTTTCTGGATAGTATTCTTTATATAAATTTAATTCTTGATCTGGTGTATTAGCTTCTTTTACTCTTTCTTTAAATTTACTAGCAGTTCGTAAGTCTTTTAATTTACCAGCACCTACATGAAGTCCACCACCAAGAATAGTTCCGAATGTTATATTTAATAAACTATCTGCTAAACCATAATCAGCTTGTACTTCTTTTGCTACTCCATAAACAATAGGTTCTACAATAGCAGCACCGACAGCACCTTCTGTAACACCTTTTGCTAATCTTGCTCTAGTAAAACCTTGTCGTGCAACAAGTCCTGCAAATCTTGCCTGACCAAAGACAGGTATAAAAGATGCAGCAATATTAATAGGATCAAAAAGAGATACTCCTAATCCTGTAGCAAATTTTAATGCTCCTACACCAAAACCCTTTGGTCCTCTTTCAATAATACTTTGTCTACTTCTTTCATCTTTTTTTTCTTCAACCATTATATCTACAACAGATTGAAACTCATCTTCTTTAAAAAATAATCCTAAATCAGAATATTCTTTATTTAATTCATCTCTTGATATACGAACTTGATTATTTTCAAGAGATTGTGATCTTGCAGATTGCATATCATAATATGTGCCAATAGAAGATAAAGGATTAAAGTTCCAATTATCAGCAGCAACAGCTCCAAGAGTTTCTCCTAGTCTTGTAGAATATTGGTCATAACCAAACTTTGATGCAGTTTCGTTTATATTTAATCCAAATCCTAATTGTGCCATTATCTTCTTTTGCCTATTATTTTTGAACCTTTGTTAGCTTGTAATTTAGAAATTGATTCAGAAACATTAGGATAAGATCCTCTTGGTTGAAGTTGTTGAGATTTAGTTCTTATATCTAAATCCATCTCTTTATCTGTTCCTGGTATTGTAAAAGATGTATCATCAAAAGCAAAAGATAAATATTCTCCTTCTTGATTTTTTACAGGACCAAAAGAACCATCATTGAATACAATTCCATAAATTATACCTGTACCATCTGCTGAATTTCTCCATTCACCGAAATTTTTTAATTGGTCTTTCATTGCTTCGTTGAGTTCTATATCTGTAACATCTTCATCTACAGATTCAAAAGCAACAGCACCAAAATCTTCTACATAAAAATCTTTTATAAGATTTGCTTTTTCAACAATAAAATCTGCACTTGATGTAATAGATTTACCATTGTAAACTAATGGTACAAAAAATGTATCTTGTATTTCAAAACTATTATTAATTAAATTATAAGCATTTTTTTCTGCTGAACCTTGAGATTCACCAGCAACCATTTCGTTTAAAGCATAATAACTTAATACATCTACAATGTTATCCATTTTATCTAAAGCAACACTTGTATTAAATCTACTACCTCTCATAACAACATCTTCAAATTCACTTAAATTATCTCTAATACTTTTTCTTACATCATTGAAAGTTATATTGTTATCTTTTGCATATTGTT